TCAAAGTCATATGCGATTCTTCAATAACTGGGTCAACTTCTTCAGTAACCCAAGTCCAAACATAGTAAATAAAGTATCCGAGTCCTATACATGCTATGATTGGGAATCCATATGTGTTGATCAACTCAACAATATTTAATTCCATCAGTCTTTCCTAGCATCCTTCTGACCGTCAGCACGTGAAATCCTATCTAAGTCTGGCTCGATGCCAAACGCATGCGTGATCAAAAGATCGATGCGTATCAATTCATTATTCATAGTTTTAATGCGATTATCTAACGCCTTTACAAACCCACGTTGCGTTTTGATATCGCCTAACACACCCTCTAGAATAAATCGTAAAGTTAAAAATACGAAGAACCCACCTGCTATCGCAGCAGCAATCGGGAATCCTGCATCTAATAACTCTAAGAATGCTTCCATATTATGCGTTTAATCCAACACTATAGACTGTCTTGCCGTCCACACGACTTGCGGTCAGAATACTTTTTCTGTTTTCTGCAGCGTCAACATACGATACGTGAACCCACCCACTATCGGGAATCCCTGGAGTGTAAAACTCAAGGATCAGTTGATCAAAGTCGCAGTTATCAGCAATCCACTGAGCAACTTCAGCATTGGCAACTCCAGGAACTTCAATATCTACAGCCTGACCCTTACAATGTTGAGAGTTAGAACTACCGCCTACTGCAGCATTCAACTCAGCTCCTCTATATCCGCTATTTATAACAGTTGGACCAAAATTGTCTCTTACTCTTTGTACTACATTTCCAAACAAAACCTTAGCACGTTCTAAATGCTCATCGGTTGGTGTATTATCCAAGCCTTGCCTTTCAGCAGTTTGGCTCTTAGTAAACTCAGCTAGTGAAAAATTCTTTGATAGTTTCATTGTGCCTCCACAAATTTACCCATATTTGGTGCCCAATAATTTGGACCTTTTAATACCTTGCCATCTTCACGGTAAATTGGCTTTCCGTCTTCACCCAACTTACTCATGTTTGAGGCGTGTACATGATCAAAACAAGCATCAAGGTTTATACCAAACGCATGACCAGCGCCATAAACAACATACAGAATATCAGTTAGCGCATCAGCAATCTCTACCATATCCATTGCGTTAGTTGCTACTGTTAATTCTTCGCATTCTTCTCTGATCAGTTCTAGTCGCAATTTAGCCAGTTCCGAAGATGGCATCGTTGGTTTAGTCAGAACGTCTTGACCGAATACTTCCATAAATTGTTTTACTTTACCAAAATTTGTCATACTATTATATATCCTCAATTAAAGTTTTTTTCCAATATTATATTTTGCTTCAAGGTTCCAATCGTTCTTTTCTTTGAACGGAAGGACTTTGATTTGGTTTAGTGGCGCTACAGGTTCTTTACTTTTGTTAGAATCAACTGGAGAAACCAATCCCCACTCTGCCAAAAGGTTGACAATTGTATTGCGCCTAGAAATATCATCCTCGCCAAAATTACTCGGCTTTCCATCTAGAGCAAACAACTCTTTGAAGTGTACAATGTAGTACCGACCTTGCTTATGCAAGATATGGCAGGATTGATAGATGGTTTTGTTTTTGTGTGAAGCTACACCGATTCGGGTAAGAGTTTCCCTAATTTTTAAGAAGTCATCATCATCTTTTAGATGTACCTCTATCATGCTGTTTAGCATCGCGACCGCCCTTATCTATTCTTGTTCTTATTTCAGTTATCTGTTCGTCAGACAGAATAGTGAGAGCTTGCCTTGCTTTTACATCATTATAGCCATAATACTCTTTTACAACTGCCACGTCACTATCTTTCTGTTTCTTCACCCATTTTGCGAATCTTTTTTTGGGTCTAACTGTATTTATAAAAAACTCAAACTGTGGTTTCTTATCTAGATAGTGACGAGTATTCATCTCGTTGGCGAGACCAATAGTGTCATTGTGATATGAAAGTGACCGATTAGTCAAGAATGGATCATACCCTTTCTCAGCCAACCGATCATTTTCAGTTCCGACCATCAAGTTCTTCTTGGTCGTATTGATTGCATTTACATAATCAAACGGATTCATTACCAGAGTCCTAACAATTTTGAATTACCTGCTATAATGAAAAAGCAGGTGACGATATGTACGATCCACCAAAAGGTTCTAATCGCAGCGACAGCATTGGCTTGTCGGTCAGTTTCACCAACCTTTTCGCCCAGGGACTTAGCCCAGATCCGCCACCACTTTTTAAAACCTTTCCTGCTCATAACTGCGCAAGATATTGCATGCGCATAACATCCATAACTACATCGTGTCTCGGATCGTGCGCTATAAATTTTTCATTAAGTTCTGGGGGAATAAATGTATTCCTAATGTCAGAACCATAAACCATACCATCAATAAATGACCGTGTATCACGTATCGCCCACCACTGATCGAATGGATCTTTATCTCCCGCAGATTCTAAAATAGTTCTGAGGAATATTGGATCAAAAGTATTACCACGAGTCCATACAGCTTTATACGATGGAATGTCAAACTCATTCGTCAGCCAGTCATACAACTCAGCGATAGAGATATCTTCGTCGGATGGCTGTAGTTGTTTCTGCGCTGCAGCTCCCTGCTTTTTCCACCACTCTAGCGTACTCTTTTGAATATTCCTTCCATACTTTTTGACTTGCTCTTGAACGTCAAATTTAACTGACTTAACATTACCCAGCAGTTCTTCATATGAATAACCATCGTCACTAAACTTTTCGGTGTCAAACTCAAGAACAGCAAGACTTACTGCTGCTCCTGTTAGCATGTTTTGACTCAGCGTTTCAAAATCATAAATGATACTTTTCATTATTTCCACTCACAGTCAATCATAATCTCAGTCATCATTGCCATCATATTTATCTCAGGATCAGCAGCAAATGCAGCCTTATATTGATAATCAGCAAGAGTAACAACCATTTGAGGAACGCTGTTTGGTTTCACATAATCATTCGCAGAGTCATAGATCTTACGGAAGATAGCAGTTGTATCACCATCACAGTTTTGAGCAACCCACTTACGAACTTTGGTAAACTCTTTTGCTTTCATCGAAGCCATGAGTTCTTTCATCCCAAGCTCGGAGAAGTTGACCAGAATGCCAGCATCAATCTTACCTGTGGCAGCATATCGCTGTAATTCGTTTAGTACCCTGCGATTATCAGGGAAGTGTTTCTTGACAACTTCAGCGACTGTAGATTTATCAAACTCAACGCCCTCGCTAGTCAATATACCGCAAACTGTTTTGAATAATTGTTGCGCAAGTTTGGGTTTATCATCAACGCTCATCTTAAACTCAACAACCGAGCATCGTGAGCGCAGAGGCTCGATTATCTTGTTAGCGAAGTTACATGTCATAATAAATCCGCAGTTCGCACTATATTCTTCCATGAAGTTGCGGAGAGCAGGCTGTACAGTTTCTGCGTTCAAGTAATCAGCCTCATCTAGGATAACATATTTCCTACCACCAGACAGCGACATCGAGGATGCGAACCCTTTAATCTTAGTTCGTAACGTATCAATCAATCGACCCTCGTCAGAACCATTGATTACAATATAATCACAACCAAGTTCCTCAAGCATGGCTTTGGCGATGGTTGTTTTACCAACGCCAGCCGTGCCAGTCAAGAGTAAGTTCGGGACATTGTTTTGATTAACGAATGTCTGGAATGTGTGCTTCAACGAATCAGGAAGAATCGTGGTAGCAACAGTTTTGGGTCTGTACTTCTCAACCCATAGAAACTCTTCAAGCATTATTATCTCCAGTTATGCGGACACATTCGCTTCGTGGTGTTCGCCCATTACAAAATCAGGCAGTGGCTTCCATCCCGTCACAGTATCAACACGGAACGAACGCCATGCCCTCACATCACACCCCCAAACTGCAATGTTTGAGGATTTAGCATCAACAGAACTTACATCAATATTACTGCCAGTTTCTTCAGCAATAGTTTGAGAGTTGAGAGTACATGGCATAATCCGTGTACCCCCACCATTAATCTTCTCGAACGTAACTTCTACAATACCTGACTGCAAGTTCTTGATTAAATCAGCAATATTCATATCACAAAACACTCCAATTATCTAGCGCATAAACATCGAATGTAGACCAATCGCCAGTAGTACAGTTCCAAACTTTGACTGTTTCTGAGGATCCATCGTTAACAGGGAGGGCAAGCGCACTACCATGCTGTTCATTAATAATCCCAGAATTTAATGTACAAGTTTCTTCATAACAATCACCTGTATCATAATTCTGGAATCTCAATATAACTCTGCCAGCTGACAAATGTTCCATAGGAAAGGGCATCGAATCAATCGTAACATTACCCATATCATTCACCGTAACTGCTACCAGCTTCGGTAGCAACCCAATATTCAACACGATCACCCGCAAAGTGCGAGATACCTTTTGCCGAGACTTCAACCTTGTAGTCGTCAGGAATAAACTTGAAGTTCTCAGTTTTAAAGATAAACTTAAAAGTTGCTTCAGTATCACCAACCGCCACAGAGAACTCATTAGAAGATGGATTCTTGCTGTCAGTTGCGACAAGGGAAACTGCGCTACCATCACCACGAACAGCAATCTCAGGCAGACCAAGTTGGTTAGCTGCATTTACAACGCTTCGTAAAGTATCAGCTGACATATCAAAAGAAACATCAGTGCTAGGCAAAGATAAATCCTTTTCAGGTGGAGCAGTTACCATCGAAGGATCAGTGTAAGTATAACTACACTTAGTTGAACCTTGCGAAATCTCAAGCGACTTCTCACCAAAGGCGATAGAGCCGTTATCGAACAAACTGTTCAGACCCAAGAACTGGTTCAACTCATAGATAGCAAAGTCAGAAGGGAACGACTCGGCAACTACAGAAGAAGCTAGGATGTTCTTTTGCGGAGAAACAGTCCTGAGCAGATTACCCTCTTTAAACACAAGGGATGGATTAATTGTTGAAAAGTTTTTCAATACTTCAACAGTGCTTTCACTTAACTTCATTATAAAAGTCCTCAATATCATTAATTTCATTTAAACGATCATGCTCATAAAGAGCAAGAAAACCATAGTGGATAATCTTCATTAAATCCTTTCGGTGATCAGCAGGAGTTCCTTTCTTGCCGTATCTTCCATTATACTTATCCACATTACCTAAAAAGAAGCCAATACCATGACCACGGTCAACTATAACTTCTGACGATTGTAAGCCACCTTGACCATAGTGACCATTGTAAGTTGAGTCGATATAATCAGCAAACTCTGCAATCAACTCATCCTCACGAAACTTGTAATCTACTTCTTCGGGTGGCTTCCTCAGCCAATAATTTATATATTCACTCATTTCTTCATTTTCTCCACTTTATCTTTATCTGCTGTTGGGGTCACACCCAACCTAGCCATATCTGCTAATGAACCGCCAAATGTATATGTTCCAGTATGGGTCAACTTCATCCAAGGGCAGAGCCATGTATCAACCCCAGCATCCCTCATCCATTGACAAAACATATAATCTTCAGACAAGTATCTTTTACTCTTTTCATCAATCAATGCTTGAAAATACATGAATATTTCACGTGATCCATCAAAATGCTTAGTCCTAATGTGGTCAGGTATATATGTATTTTGTGGATACTTTTCTTGGAATATTTCAAGAGCTGACCTTTGAATCATCATAAATCCTGTACCACCCTCAAGAACTTTACAAGGTTCATCTATGTAAATATCATCGTTATCTGAGGATGGATTAAATACAAAGTCACCAACATATTTCTCTAAATTTGCTGGATTATCATCAGCCTTACCAGTCTTAACAGCATGAGTAATTTTTTCCCAAGCAATAGTTTTCTTAGGATATGGACCACACATAATCTCTTTTTTATCATCCTTTTCATTAGGATCCATTTGAGCCAACAATCCTATAACATCATTAGCATCAAACCCTATGTCAGAATCGATAAACATCAAGTGAGTGTGGTCGCCTCTCATAAAAGTATCTGCGCAATAGTTCCGAGCTCTAGTGATTAGAGACTCATTAAATATGTAGAAGAACTGCACTTCAACGTCATATCTAGCGCACAAAGCAGAAAGGTCAGCGCAAGACTTGGCAAAATACCCATGACAATTACCACCGTACATGGGCGTTGCCACCATAAGACTACGCTTTCTCAATTCATCTACAGTTACTTCTAATTCCATTCATATTACCTTTCAGGTTCGTTTCATTTATTATATAACATAAGTCCATAAATGTCAACTTTTTTTAAAACCCAGCAGCATCAGCATAGTTTGGAGCTGGAACATCTTCATCCGAAGTACTGACTTCCTCATCGATCTTAGCATACAGATCACGGAAGGAAGTCTTGGTATCTTCATCAAAACGATTGATACATAAGTCGATAGACTGCATACGGTCACCGAAAATCTTATGGGCTTTGGCGATATGAACCAGACGACGAGTCGAGATCAACTCATCAATACCACCGTCAAAGAAAGTTCGGCGAATGATATCAGCCCAGTCGGTCAGCTTGTCGATAAACTCAACATCAGTTAGACCCAAGTCAGCGAACACAGCTTTAAGGATACGTTTCTCAACAGCGGGAGTAGGATATTCCTGCTCAGCAGTCACAGGGAAACGCTCAAGGAATGCTTCGTTCAACACGTTAGTACCGATAAAGCGACCATCCTCAGACCCTTTACCTTTGGTGTTAGCAGTAGCAATAACCGTGAAGCCAGCAGCAGGTTTGACGAACTCACCAGTCTTTTTGATGAAGTAACCTTTGCCCTCAAGAATCGACTGTAGACACATTATCTTAGCAGGGTTGCCCAAGTCAATCTCGTCAAGAAGCAGAACCGCACCACGCTCCATGGCTTTGATAACTGGACCTTTGAAGAATCGAGTATCGCCATCAATCAAACGGAAACCACCGATCAGGTCATCTTCGTCAGTCTCGATAGTAAAGTTGATTCGGATAACTTCACGCTTCAACTGAGCACACGCTTGCTCAACCGAGAATGTCTTACCATTACCAGAAAGACCAGTAATGAAAGTTGGGTAGAAAAGTCGCGACCCAATAACTTTCTTCAACGTGGCGAAGTTTCCGAAAGGAACAAACAGAGGATCTTTGGCTGGAACCAAGTTCTCAGTAAATCCATCTGTTACAACGTTGAGGTCTTTGACCAGCGCATTAGGTTGAAGAGCAGCAACTGGGGCAGATTCTTCAGCCACAGGAGCAGGAGCAACAGGATCAGATCCTGGCAGGTTGTAAAGACCATATCCTACTTTAAGGTCTTTCTTAAAAAACGCATTAGGAGCATCAGCCATGCCGAGCTCACGAGCAACTTCTTTAATCTGGGCAGGGCGGAGGGCAGAGTTGCCGTATCGCTCAACCAGAGCATTCTTCAAAGTAATAACATCAGACATATTAATCTCTCTCTTCTCAATTTATACCGCTATTATACTAGATCTATCCACGAATGTAAAGCATTTTTTCATTATATTTCGTTATGACCATATAACCAAAACATTACCAAGAGTTATGCGACCGTATCAATCAGGTCGCTCAACATTTTACGAGAACCTTTCCTAGCACCGTTCGCTTTCTTGAAGGCAGTTCGGATCTTGGCTTTTGAAGTCTCACCATCTTCAACCACGATAGCACCGTTAGAGGTCTCAAGGTTTTTACCGCCAGCAATCGCATAGGCTTTATCGTAACCCAAACACGCAGGCAAGATTACGAACTTATCTTTCTTCAACTCAGTATGAAGATCAATCGTCTCATAGTAACCAATCGACGAAGGCATCTCGCTCTGGAACTTTCTAAGCTGAGTAGGAACAATCCTGTAGCCGATAGTAGTTGAGCCAGTTCGCTCACGATACATTTTCAACAGAACCGCAGTTTGCTCACCACGACGACCAACACATCTATAACGCTTTTTGGTCACAGGGTCATTTAGGTGTAGAACTCTCCAATCACCTTTACTGTCAAACAGACTAGAGATGCTATTATAACCGCCATTCTTAGATATAGAATTAGCAGAGTGGCTGTCACCATCAGTCAAGAAAATAGTGTTTACAATATCAACACGGCATTTCTTCTGAAAGGATTCGTGAACCTTAATAGCAGCAATAATAGCATCATCCAAAGGAGTACCGCCAAGCTGTAGACAACGAGGTGCGCTCCAACCACGACCCCAGTAACCGTAAGAAACTGACTCAGCAATAGCAAGCATCCACTCAGAAGCTCTTACAAAATCATTTTTCTTCATGTCACTGTTAAAGAACTCGAGCAGTCTAAACGAATCGGTATATAAAGTAGTGTCAGCAGCAACCTGACCAGCATTATGTTCACTAATATATGCAACAGAATCGCCACGGTCACTAAACGCAAACACACGGAAAGGGATGTTAACTTGACGACAGAAGTGGACAAGATTAAGCAACTGCTCAACTGTATTCTTCAGGTCGCCACACATAGAACCTGACCAGTCAACGTACATAATCATCCCGTGACTTTGACCATCCTGAGTAGTTGTAACCTTGCGGAAGATATCGTCACTAAACTTGTAAGAATTCATTTTTAGAGGATCAATAACACCAGTCTTAGATACCGACTGACGAGAGTAAGCTGAAGCAGACTTCTTCATCTCAAACTCTTTGACCATGTAGTTGATTGACTTCTTGTTATTTACCAAGAACTTCTTGTACATTCTTTTGCCTTTCTCGCGACCTCGACGATTCTCAGCAGCTTGATACTTTTCTTCCTCAAGCGAATTATCATCAGAAGCAGTCAAGTAAAGATATTCATCATATATTTCTTTGTAACCAACAATCAAACTGTCAACAGGGTTATTGTTCAGGGTCACATTAGCGTAGGCAATATCACTACGGTCACCGAAGTGGTTCTCGATTTGCTTTCTTAGAGACGAGTCAGTTTTAGAAGTCAGCTGACCATCACCTGCTTCACCAGCACCAGTATCAGCTTGAGATTCATCTTCAGAATCTTCATCACCAAAGTCGCCCTCGTCAGCATCACCATCTGGAGTTCCAGCACCCTCGCCATCTTCATCGGCATCCTCATCACCGTCTTCACCGTCAGACGATTCAATCTTTTCACCGAACAACTCTTCTAATTCTTCATCAGACGCTTCTGGCATATCAACGTCACTCATGTCATCTTCGCCATCACCATCTTGGGTCTCAGGCTCATCAGCTAGCAGGTTAGCGATTTCTTCATCACGCTTGGCTTGCTCACCATGAACAAACTCATACAGGCGGTCAGTCAACTCAACAACGTCTTCCCAAGTTTCTAGCTTCTCGATCTGCTTAACCCAAGCCATTTCTGACTTCTCGATACGAACGCCAGCCAAAGAACCGCACTTGAAGTATGTATTCAATCGGTCAATAAGACCATACTGATTAATACGCTCGATATCGGCACCGAAGAACCCATCAGCAAGTAGACGCTTATATGACGAGATAAACGAACGACGAAGTCCAGGATAACGTGTCTGGATCATTCGCTCGATGCGAGCATCTTCAACTACATTTAGGAAAGAGCGATAGGCTTCGCCCTTATCAGATACACTCTCATGCCATCCTTCCTCAGGAGTATAAAGAGCATGACCAACTTCATGACCCACAAAGTGATCATAAGTATCATTCTGCATGTCATCCCATTGAGGCAGGGTTAGTACACGGTCACGAACGTTGAAGGAAGCTGTAGGAACACGCTCGTGGGAAACAGTAATATTCTCCGTAGCAAGGAGACGAGCGAGAATTTCTTTAGAAGCAACATTAGTCATATAAGTACCTATCAATTTATACCGCTATTATGGACCATAGCGAACCAAATGTCAAGCACTTTTTTAATCTTTTTTTATAATAGTTTATTATAAGGATATAACTAAAAGTTATAGGTGGGGGCAGCGAACGCCACCCCCCATTTTACTACACAGACATGCCAGAAGTAAACATCACGATGGGAGCAACAAGATGTATTGCCCCTATGACGATGAATGCTTCAAATGCGAGTCCGATCTTTTGACGATATTCATGCTTGTTCATGATTTGTCTCCAGTAAATTGAATTAACAACCTACTGATTCACTTCGGAATAATTTACTATTCCTGATGCCCAGTAGATCTGATCTCGATCTTCCTGGGTCTCCGCTCCTCAGGAACTTCAACTCTGGCATTCACCACGAGCATCCCATCCTTTAAGTCGGCACCATCGATTACCACAAACTCTGAGATACGGAAGCTCTTCTCAAATTTGCGTGACGATATACCTTTATGGATATACTCCCTGTCCAACGAGTCAAGAGGGTTGCCCTTAACTACCAAGATACCATCCTTAATTGTCAGTTCTAATTCATCCATAGAAAAACCAGCAACAGCAAGCTCGATGTTAAAGTTATCATCATCGATCTTCACAATGTTGTGTGGTGGATAATTATCTTGTGAACGCCCAGCACCGTGGATTCTTTCTAGATCATCAAATAAATGCTCAAATCCAAGAAACAATGAGCGTGGGACATGCATACCTTTTATTGCGTTTTTAGTCATTTTGACCTCCTATTAAATTTAGCAAGGTAATTGTAGGATTCCGCTATCGGACATCCGCATTTATTTATAACAAAACATTACTGAATTATTACAAATTTCTAACCAAAAAACGATTCTAATGAATTTCCTGATTTATCATACTTACCACCCGAGCGATCTTTCAATCTTAGTTCGGCATGACCAGTAGTTTCTCTGACGTATTTCGTACAGAGGTCAGGATAACGCTCGACCAGCGCATCAGCTGAAATATCGATGCGTTCAACAGTACGCTCAACCTGCATACCACCATCCTCAGTATAATACTTGGATATGACAGTAATGTTATCA